GGAGATATTATGGACAATCAAGAAGTATTGAAAGCTATAGCTGTCCTCGCAGATAAGGTGAGTCGCTATCATGAACGTTTATTAGCAGTAGAAAGAGATCACAAAAGACACACAGATGGATGTTCATGTCAATCTAAACCTCCTACTATGGGTAGACCTTTAACAGAAGATGAAAGAATTTTTGTTCAAGAAAACATGGCAAAGCAAAGAGCTGCTGCTATGGGTTCTTAGTCTTTCCAAATACATCAGGTAACTTCGTCACTTTAATTTGAACATTAGTTTCTACATCATCAGATGTAGTAGCTGTGTTTGGATTAGCCACATCTAATTTAGCTTCGTCTTCTGATTCGTAATCAGCCCCTGTACTTTTATTTTTTACTTCAACGTGAACTTCTGGTTGTATGATAGGAATTTCTTGTCCTTCTATTACTTGCTTACCAATTTCTTTTGAGTCTTGTACTTTCTTAAATGCCATTAGTTTATCTCCATTAAGCTTACTAATATTTTTACTGCACCTGTTAATTTTATTGCATCAGCTTGTTCTAATACAATAGGTTGCGTTAATACTTCGCTCTCTGTACCGTCAGCTAAACTTTCTTTAAACAACTCTATTTCTAAATTACTGTTACTACTATCTAACATAGTTACTGTTGTTACAATAGCTCCGCCTGACTGATTAGATAAACGAATACTTTTAACTAAAGCAGTTGTTGGTGGTACAGGAGGTTGCGAGTTTTGATTTGCTGTCGGAACAGTGTAAATAGTTCCTGTTGCACTACCTGATCTACTTATAAATAAATCAGCCAAGGAACCACGTCCTTGCTGTCGACTCGTCTTTTATATCTTGCTGATAACCAAAGTTTAACTGTTGTACTATTTGCTCTAACAACCTTGTTAATATATCAATTATAGTAGGTTGATACTCAGGTGTTGCTTGAGGAAATCGTGTCGTTGTAATCTTAGCCATTATCTGCCTCCATCTGGTTGTACATCTAATCGAAGTGTACCATATCTCCATTTATCACCAACAGCGTCACTGTCAATACGAACATTTGCTTGTCTTCCTCTGCCTCGTAAATCAAATTTTTCTGTTGTAGGAACTACAGTTCTTACTACTGTTTGATTAGTCGTTGCATTTGGATATGTTTTAAATTTTAATGTTACATCAACAGATCCTGTAAGATCTTTAAAGTTTGGTATACCTCTTCCTATGTGTAAGAAAGGTTGACCATCAGCAATATCAAAATCACCTGATTCAATAAATGCTGTAATTGGTAGTGTTACATTATCATCACCTGTTTCGTGTTGAAATAATGTTGTTGCTCCTGCTGTTAAACCATTAATAACATTGTTGTTTGCAATTGCTGTTGTTGAATATTCTGTAGCATATGGTTTTTGATACACGCCATAATCTTGCCATGTTGTTCTAGCCAAAGATCCTGTTGACCAACAATTTTCTAAATAATTATAGGTAACATATCTGTCGATTTGTGTAGCATTATTAGAAGTATAGAACCACGTTACTTCATTAAACTCTGAGTTAACAGCAGCAAAAGTTTCTGGTTGATTTGTAATACTAAAGTCTTCAAAAACATAATCTTGTACACTGCAAGGCATTTTAGATATAGCACCATCAAACTTATAAAAAGAATTCTGTGACATCCAAAAGGCAGTACCATTTACATCTACTGCTGAGTGTAAAGATACAGCTCCACAGTTTGCTCCTATTTGTGTTAAGTTAAATGTAAAAGGTGCGCCGACAAATTGTAATGCATTTAAACTTGTATCAGTCCAAACTAATACAGCGTTACGTGATCGTACAGCCGTTATAATTTTTGATCCGTCTTGTATTCTAAAAGAACCTGCGGTGTTTGTTGCTGTTGGAACCCATGTTGTATAATCTTCTTGCGAAGAAAAACGTAAGAATAAATCATCTTTAGATGTTGATGTTCCAATAACTGTTTCTGTTCCAAATAAAAACACATGTCTGTCAGGCATTGATACTAAATTAAATCGTGAGATAGTAGGTGCACTTGATACTACTGCGGCAGGCGTTCCTACACCAACCGATGTATCCCATCTAAATGTTCCACCATTACTTACAGTAGCTAATAAGTCTTCACCAAAAGTATCAAAAGACCAGTTACGTCCTTCGATAGTAACGTTAGACGTAGAACGAGGCGTGCCCCATGCTTCTTTACCCCACTGATAAGTACCCCAACCATAACCATATTGTGATACGGCTGTGCCTACAGATATTTGATAAGTCGCTGTCGCTGTCGCTGCAGATGCTCCTGTACTTGTTGCATTAGCTGCGGCTGTAATCGTATACGTATTGCTTGTTGGTATAGTAAGAATTTGATATTCTGCATCCATTGTCGCTGCAGGAATACCATTAACAGGTCCTGACGTAGATGATATGGTAACAAAATCTCCTATACTTGCTCCGTGACTTGGATCGGTAACGGTAACTGTTGGCGAATTATTAGTTGTACTAAATCCTGTAATTGATCCTGTAGCTCTAACAGGTGTAATGTCATAGGCTACACCCTCTGTATAAATATATAATTTTCTATCGGTGCCGATGGCCGTGTACCGTACACCGTTAAGATCCGTCCATGCGTGCATGTCTCGTGCAACACCAACTAAAGTTGTTGGAATTAATTTTAACCATCCACCAATCTTCTCTGGTAGACCGTACCGAAAACGTACAAAATCAGAATCAGTCCAACGTCCTGCTGCACCGTACTCTGTATCTTGTTTATCTATTCCTGGGGCAAAAGCTATTTTAGTAAGAGGCATTATGCAATCCTTATAAATCTAAATAATATTTCACCAGCACCGCCATCAGAACCTGCTGTACCTGAATTGTAATTTTCAGCTCCGCCACCAGCACCACCGCCTCCCTGTGTCCCTGCTGTAGCAGCGACATTGACTTGACCACCGTCACCACCTGTGCCTGCTAAACCACTGTAAGAGTCAGCACCATCACTACCATTTATCTGACAGTTGTCGCCACCACAGTTACCATTATTGCCACCTGTAGCGCCGTTACCTGAATTATTAAAAGTACTTGTTGGTCCACCTGTAAACGATGTAATATTAACTCCATCTACTGTAGTTCCTGATGATAAAGATGTACCTGCTGTTGCAGCTCCACCTGTACCTGCTGTATTAGATCGAAGAGGTCCTTGCACTCCACCACCTGATACAGAAGAAGCACCACCACCTGCTAAAGAAAAAATTGAACCTGTGCTTGCACCAGTTAAACTTGTTGTTGATCCACCACCTGCTGAACCACTGTAAGCGCCCGTTCCTTTAGAGCCACCCGTTCCTACTACAGCAGTTAATTGTTCACCACCTGATACTGTATATACTCGGTCAGAAATAAAAGCTCCTGATCCACCACCTGGTCCAGAAGATTCACCGCCAGCTTTATCATAAGAAGCTCCTGTATATCCACCGCCACCACCACCTACAGCTTGCTGTATGTGAATAGCATTAGCGTTTGCTGGAACGTTAAAGTTTGTTGTACCTGCACCTGCTGTTGTAAAACTTCCTGGTGTATCAAATAAAGTAAAGACCGTTCGCCATGCGCCACCATCTTTGACGTAGGCATTTGTAATTGTTTTGTTAGTAAAGGATGTACCGTCTCTCACGTAGACTTGTGAGCCAGCACTAGAGCTTATCTCACGAAAAGTACCACCGTCTTTAACATAAATTGGCATAAGGCATTATGTATATTTGTACCAAATATCTCCGTCAGAACCACCACTTGGTGCATTTGTACTTACAGTTCTGTTTCCATTAACATTTGTCCCTGCTGTTGTAGAAACAAAAGCTTGTACATCAGCGCCCGCTGCTGGAGTTCCTCCAATATCAAGATCTAAATTAGTTCTTGAAGTTGCTGCGGCAGCAACATCACTTAAATTGTTTGCTGTCTGTAATACACCAGTAACTGCTGTACCTGAGAATTTATATTTGATAGATTCATAAGTTGGCATTTTACTTCTCCATTATCTTCCAACCATAAGATACGCCTGAGTACACTAACCCAAAAGCTGCATCTTCGGTTGCTACTGTTAAATCTGATGTTTGGTTATTTATTTTTAAACCATTTCTAGCTACTGTTAAATTGTTCGTATCAAACGTACTAGCTACATCAACAAATCGTATCTCGTCTCCTGTCGCAGGAGCGGCAGGCAACGTAATAGTAACGACTTGTGATGATGTATCGACAAATATTCTATCACCACTAAAAGCTGTGTAAGCGGCGTTCTTTGTAATCCATGTGCCACCTGATGTCTGGAGTTCAAACCAATTAGTACCATCAGTGGCCAAAAAGACACTTGTTGTAGGGTTAATAACATAGGTATTACCCGAAGCGCCTATTCTAGCTGTAACTGTATAAGTCGAAGAAGCATTTCGTAAGAAGTACAATTTTTCTTTTGAAGTAAACTGTACTGTGTGATTAGCTCCCGCATTTGTGAAGATGATAGCAGCTTGTCTGTTTTCGTTATCTGCTTGGGTAGCAGGGCCATTTGTATCTGTTAAGACTGTGGTAGTGCCAGATGATATATTTTTTGTATAAACACCTGCAATGGCTTGTTCAAGAGACTGAGAGAAATTGTTATTGGTTGTTGTACCCCAGGCATTTGCCTGATCTCCAACCCCTATTAACTCTATTTGTAGTCTGCTTGAATATGTTGACATAATTTACCTAAGCTGCATCTTGCCATGTATTAGTAGCACTATCATCGACATTTGTCCAAGTATTTGTAGCACTATCATCAACGTTAGCAAACGGTGTATTGGCTGCATCGTCTACTGTTACCCATGCATAAACAGCGGCATCGCCAATAACCATATCCATAGAAAGTCCTGTAACGGAAACAATCGTATTAGAGTCAACGGTAACATTTCCAAGAGCGGTAGATACAATATTACCATTTGGAATAGCTGTAGCAGACGCATTAACTGTTGCTGTGCCAACAGCAGAATTAACAACTTGTCCTGTAACTTCTATTTTTCCTGTAGCAATGACTGTTGAGGTTCCTTGAGCAACATTCATTGCCTGACCAGTAACAGCTACTGGAGTCTGAGCATCTATGCTAACTGTGCCGAGACCCGTGGATACTGATTGACCTGTAACTGATAGAGAAGCTGTTCCTGAAACAGTTGAGTTTCCAAGGAACATATCCATGTCTGGTTCAGCAGACGCATCAATAGCAACTTGACCTCCTGCACTTACCGCATAGGTTCCTAGTATTTGATTTAAGCCAAACCCTGTAACCGATACGGTTG